CTCCTCGGTAATCACGGACTGGTCCAATGTCCGGGTGCGGTTCACCTCGAACGGTACCGGCGGCACGCCCTCCGGCCGCCGCGGTGCTGCCGTCTCGTACGTCGAGATCAGCACGCCTAACGCGGGCGCGGCCACGGTCACCAAGACGTACACGGGCACGGGCTCTGTGGCGTTCGCACGGCAGGTCTCCCGGTTCCGCTCATTCTCCATGAGTGGCACCGGAGCCTCTGTCTTCGGGACGGCCATCAAGCCTCGCGTCTGGTTGAACACGACGCAGACCAAGTCTGGCGCAACCCAGATGACGGTGACCTCGTGGTCTGCCGATGGCACCTCGATCACGTTCACGGACCCGTCGGGAGCGCCAACTGGCTCCCTGTACCTCGGCGTTGAGCGTGTCTCTGACGGGGCCTTGGGCTGGATCGCGGTCGAAGTCACGGCCAGCGGGAACACCAAGACGGTTACCTTCACGGGCACCGGCTCGGTTACCTTCAGCCGGCAAGTGTCCAGGTACCGGGCGTTCACCTACGCCGGCACGGGCACCTCCGTGTTCGGCCGCGTGGCGTCCTTCCTGCGAGCCTTCACGTTCTCGGGAACGGGAGCTGCGGTTCTCACAAAGGGCAAGCAGTTCATCCGGGCGTTCACCTTCAGTGGCACCGGGAGCACGGCATTCAGCCGGGGCCTCACGATAGCCCGGTCGTTCACCTATGCGGCCACGGGTGCCCCCGTGTTCAGCCGGCTGGCGCAACACGTCCGGTCCCTGACATTCACGGGGACGGGCACGCCGGCATTCGCCAAGGTGGCATCCTTCCTGAGAGCCTTTACGTTCACCGGCACGGGCACCTCCGTGTTCAGCCGGGCGGCACAGTACGTGCGAGCGTTCAGCTTCTCCGGGGCGGGCTCACTTGTACTAACCAAGGGAAAGATCTTCCTGCGGAGCTTCAGCTTTACCGGGACAGGCTCGTCTGCCTTCTCCCGTATCGCCCAACATGTTCGGGCGTTTACTTACGCCGGCACGGGGACTGTAGTCCGACAAAGAGCTTTATCACTACTTAAAGCCATGTCCGCGACAGGCACCCCCGTGCTGGCCGCTACCACCAGTTACCTCCGTGCGTTCACCTACGCAGCCACGGGTGTGATGGTGGGCGATCAGACCAGTGTCCAAAGCGTATCGGCCTCCTTCACGGGAACCGGCACGCCCTCGCTGGCCCGCTCACTGTCCTTCTCGCTGGCCCTCGCCTTCAGTGGCACCGGGTCGCCAGCGTTCGCCCGGGCAGCTACCTTCCTGAGATCCTTTGCGTTCTCCGGCAGTGGCTCCCAAGGTGTGCAGAAGCAGGTGGGCGTGAACCGGTCGGTAGCAGCCAGCGGGTCTCCCCTCATGGAGATCGGCATGGATGCCACAGTAGACGCGAACATGACAGGCAGCGGTTCCGTGGCCTCTCAACAGGCCCCGATTTACCAGCGACTGCTATCGTACACCGGCTCCGCTGCGGTGAGCTTGTCGCGCCACATTGGTAAATTGTTCAACTATCTAGGAGTTGGTTCGGTCACCCTTACGGGTGACGGCATCACCGAGAGTGACGGTCGAGGAATCCTTCGGCTGCTCGCCCGGCCCCTGCTGCGTATCATCACGCGAACCAAGAAATGAACCCTCCGTAGTCGTCCTCTCCTCCGACTACACCAAAGCCCTGTCCCCGGTGCAATGCCGGGGGCAGGCACTTATTCTTGCTGACGACCTGATCAATCGGCAGCTTATCTAGTCACTACCTCGAAAGCGACGACCCGCTGCGGCGGCTTATCCCAGCGATGTAGAAGAACGTGACGACAACCTCCCTGATCCATTCAACCAACAGGAGTTTGCTGCAATGGCAAACGCAACAGTTTCCCGTCTTGGTCAAATTGACAATGCGGGTTCCGTAACGGCACTGTTCCTCAAGGTTTTCTCGGGTGAAGTCCTCACCGCTTTTGAGACGACCACGATGATGAAGGCCCGTACGCGCCAGCGAGTAATCGCCAGCGGTCAGTCGGCGCAGTTCCCCGCTACGTTCCAGGCATCTGCCGCGTACCATACGCCCGGTGCCGAAATCGTTGGCCAGCAGATCCGTCACAATGAGATCACGATCTCGATCGACGACCTGCTGATCGCTGACGTATTCATCGCGAACATCGATGAAGCCAAGAACCACTACGACGTGCGGGCTCCGTACTCGAAGGAACTTGGTCTGGCTCTGGCCCGCACCTACGACAAGAACGTAGCTGCGAATGTCATTCTCGCCGCTCGCGGCGCTGCTCTGTTCACGGGCGATACGGGTGGCGCAGCCATCACGGACGCCGACGCGAACAGCAATGCGCTGTCGCTGGCTGGTTCCATCTGGTCCGCCAAGCAGACCATGGAAGAGAAAGACGTGCCGGTCGAAAGTTCGCCGGTGTACTGCGGTCTGAAACCCGCGCAGTGGTACCTGCTTGCGCAGGAACCGACCCTGATCCTGAACCGCGACGTTGACGGCGACGGCAGCTACTCCAAGGGTAGCTTCTCGCTGATCGGCGGAGTGGAGGTGTTCAAGAGCAACAATCTGCCGTGGGGTGTTAACTACTCCTTCGGCAACCATGTTGCGAACATGTCCACGACGGTCGCTGCTGTCTTCACCGAAGACTGCGCCGGCACGGTCCAGCTCATGGGGCTTGGCATGGAGTCGGAATACGACATCCGCCGGCAGGGCACCCTGATGGTCGCGAAGTACGCGGTCGGTCACGGCAAGCTGCGGGCCAAGTGCGCTGTCGAAATCAAGACGGCATAACCCGTTTAGCCCGGGGCTGGATAATACCGGCCTCGGGCTTTTTTTTGGAGACCTTAAATGGCTTTACCTACAATGGCCACTATCAATACAGCGGTGAACAACGTTTACGCTGCGCTGACTGCGGCTCGTCGGGAAAAGCGTCGTGACGGCCTAGAGAACTTTGGCCGGGTCCAGGAAGCAATCAAGGCGGCCTACAAGGCGGACGTTACGGTTACCGTAGCTGACGCCACGGACGCCACGCTGGCTGCCTTCTTCGGAGCCGGAGGGGACCTCAAGGATGCCTTCATCGCGAGCAACGTGCCCCTCGAAGTGGGCCGCGTGTTCAAAGTGACCGGCACCGGCGACACGACCGACAACGCGCTACAGGCTGCCAAAGGCAGCGCCGTAGCGGCCAACGACCAGTTCGAGATAACGAACACCGGCACGCCGGCTGTCGTGTACCTCGGCCTGTCCACGGCTCTCGACTTTGCGGGCGAACTTCCGCCCGACCTGTAAGACCCCGGGGGGCTGGCATATGCCGGCCCTCTTTCTTTTTTCGGAGCTGCCATGACGACGCCCACTGCGGTAATGACCAAGCTCGACGCTGTCAACGCCATGTTGGCGAGCATCGGTCAGTCCCCCATCAATACACTCGCCGGGTCGATCCCGAAGGATGCCTCCAAGGCAGTCATCGCGCTCGACACGGTTCTCCGTGAAGTGCTCACCAAAGGGTGGAGCTTCAACACGGACTACGATTACCTCCTGAACCCGGATGGTAATAACAACATTCTGGTCCCGGCTGCTGCTATGTGGGTAGACCCGGAGTACCAGACCAATGACTACGTGATCCGCTGGAACGGCGGCGTGGCGATGCTGTACGATCGCGAGGCCCAGACGTTCACGATCACGGAACCGGTCAAGTGCCGGATCATATGGAGCTATAGCTTCGAGGAGATCCCGCAGGTCGCACGGCACTACATTGCTATGCGAGCTGGCCGTATCTTCCAGTCCCAGATTGTGGGATCGGACATCCTCTTCCAGTTCACGCAGCTCCACGAGCAGGAAGCCTACGCGGCCTTCAAGCGGCTGGAGAAACGCAGCAAGCGATACTCCATGATCGCCAATGATGCCACCGCATGGCGGCATTACAACCCCACGAGGTTCTAACATGCTTCGCACTCGCCACATACCCGCGCTGTTCAATGGTGTGAGCCAGCAACCGGCCACACTGCGTCAGCCCGCACAAGGCGAGGCGCAGGTAAACTGTTATGGGACCGTGGCCGAGGGCCTGAAGAAACGGGCCCCCTTCGAGCACGTCGCCGTGGTAACGACGGCCGACATCAGTACCGCATTCGTTCACCCGATCAACCGGGACGTTAGCGAGCGGTACGTGGTCGTCGTCACCGACGGGGACCTCAAGGTATACGATGCGAACACCGGCGCGGAGAAGACAGTCACCTTCCCGACCGGCAAGGCGTACCTCGACGTTGTCGGCAATGCCAACGCATCGTTCGCCCTCGTGTCCATTGCGGACTACACGTTTGTGGTCAACAAGGAAAAGGTCATTGCGACCAAGACCTCGCCGACCACGACGCCAACCAACTACAACGACTGGTACAAGCCCGAGATCTGGGGACCCAAGATTGCCGGCAAGTACTATAACCCGTCTGGTGCTGGCTCCCTGACCGGGACCGTCAACACCTTCAGCGATCTACCGAAAGCCACCGACCCCGTGCCGCCCGTCAATGGGCAGCTCTACAAGGTCGTGGGCTACGATGAGAATAACTTTGGTGGGTACTACGTGCGCCGCGAAGGTGGCGTCTGGGTCGAGACTTACGGCCCGGGAGCGAATACCTCGCTCGACGAACTCACCATGCCGCACGCGCTGGTCCGCGAGTCCAACGGTACGTTCACGTTCACGCCCTTCGCGTGGGCGGCTCGTCAGTACGGGGACGCGGAAACCAACCCTGGACCGACCTTTATCGGGCGGAAGATCAATGACGTGTTCTATTGGAAGAACCGTCTTGGCTTCCTTACCGACGAGAACGTGGTGTTCTCGGGGGCGGGAGACTATGGCAACTTCTGGCGTAACACGCTGACCACCTTGCTGGACTCTGACGTGGTAGACGTAGCGGTCTCCACGACCAAGGTCTCGCTGTTAGAATTTGCCGTGCCGTTCAACAGCGGCATCATGCTCTTCGCAGACCAGACGCAATTTTCCCTCAACGTGGCCGACCTGCTGACGCCGACCTCGGTCTCCATTGACGAGGTCACGTCCTTCGAGATGGACCGTGGGGTTCGCCCCGTGGGTATCGGCTCGGACGTTTACTTCGTTACGCGCAGTGGCCCCTACAGCAAGGTACGCGAG